CGCGCGCATACATCTGATTCAGGAAGTCACGATTGTTCGCCGGGGACGGGAGATTGAGTTCTCCAACAGCCGGGGTCGATGTGGTCGTTACCGGAGTCTGTTCGACCGGAGTTGTGACAGTCGTCGTAGGCAGGCCGACACGCTTGGTCTCCTCCTCGATCATCTGATCCTTCCATGTCTGCGCATCCGGCGTGAGTTTGATCGTCCGATCGAGAGTCGTCTGATTCTGCTCAACCACCGACTTGCCGTTGGTGTCGAGGGTCGGACGAATTTCGAGCGGCTGATTGGTGATTGCGGTTTCACGAGCCTTGCGCATCGACTCTTCCATCATCGGCGAGGCCGGGATGGCGTTCGAAGACACGGGAAGCTCCGGACGAACCATGTTCTGGACAGGAGTCTTGCCATTCACGTCGAGAGCGGGACGCAGCGGCGTATCGGTCACCGACGACGGTGCCGAGAGTGGCTGGCCGTTAACAGTCAGGCCGGACGTGTAGACGTTGGTCTGCGCCGTCTGGATGGTGCCACCCATCTTCGACAGGGCCGCGAGAGCGGACTGCGCCTGATCCTGACCATTGACCATGCCATTGAGGCCGAGACCGGTAAACATGTCTTTCATCAAGGAGTCAATCTGAATCTTGACGAACGAACGGAGGATAGACTGCGCCAGTGCGCGGAAGTCGTATTCCGCACCCGTCACGAAATTGGTCAGTTCATCGGACAAGCCCGAGATGCCATCCTTGATGGCATCCTGCATCGAGTCGTTCCAGTCCTTGACGGACGCAGCCCAGCGCTCGAAACCGTTACCCGCTTCTCCGGACATCTTTGCCATGCCCATGTGGAAGTCATAGACGGCCTGCTTCATTTCCTCTGTGACTTTGACACCCTTCTTGAGCATCTCCTGCTGATAGAGAAGCGCTTCGTTCTGCGCCTTCTGTTCAGCGGTCACGGCCTTGGCGGCGTTCAACTGGTTCTGCATGTCCTGAACGGAAGCAGCAACAGGATTACGATCCTCCAGCGTCTGCGCTGCAAGAGTCTCCTTAGCGAACGCAACCTGATCGGAAGAGAGGCCACGCTTCTTGGCGATCTCGTCAATGAGCTTCAACTGGTCCTCGTACTCCTTAGTTGCAGCCGCCAGTGGGTTCAACTGATCCCAAAGCTTCTGCTCTTCGGATGTGAGTGCTGCTGCCTTATCCGCTGCGCGCTTCTTTTCGTCTTCGGCGTTCTTCGCCATCTGCTCCTGCACGGTCAGCATCTTGTCGAGCTCGGCGGTGGAGTCCTTCACCTTCTTCTCAAGCTCATCGAATTCCTTGTTCGCGCCATCAATCTGCTGGTTGATTTTGAAATCCGGCATCGACTTAGACAGGATGCCGTGGATCGACTCAAAGGCCGTCGCCATTCCGCCCACAATGGCCTCGGTTGCGGCCGAGTTATTGAAGATCGCATCGAGACCGGCTGCAAACAAGACGACAGCAGTACCGGCCAACATCACCTTACCAGCGAGGCCGTTGAAGGCTTCCGTGATGTTCTTGAAGGTCTTGACAATGTTCGCAGCCGACAGTGCGAGCATAGCCGTGCGCAATCCGCTGAAGGCAACACCAGCAGCGGTCGCCAGAGGAGCAAGGATCATCAGCGGAGCCATGAACATGCGCAGGGCAGATGCCGCCGCACCGATTGCAACCCAGCCGACAAACGCCTTCATGAAGGCAATGACCGTATCCTTGTTATCAGCGAGAATGCGCGCGCCAACCGCAATAGCGCGGAACAGGCGATTAAACGCTCCACCGATATCTTCGGCGAACTTCTGCATGTCGTCGCGCTTCAAGAGATCGGCAATCGACTTCGCCATTGCGCCGAGACCGGATTCAAATCCGCTATTGAAGATCGTTTTTTGCGTTGCCGTCCAAGCGTTGCGAAGCTGCATGATCGAACCCGTGGACGAATTCATGGCAGCAGATGCTGCCTTCGCGAACTTGGAGTCCATGCTGTCGGACATCTTGAGGATGGCGTCAGAGGTCAACTTACCCTGCTCCATCATCTTGAACATTTCACCAGTTGTAATACCCAAAGCATCAGCAAGAATAGATACGGCACCTGGAAGATGTTCTCCAAGCTGCTGCTTCAATTCTTCGGACGTAACAGTTCCCTTGGAGAAAATCTGCTCAAGAGCCATGAATGCGTGACGGGAATGCTCGGCGTCTACTCCCATTGCGGCGAAGCCCATCGAGAAACCAGAGAATACCTTCTGCGTATCCTCTGCGGATACTCCAGACAGTCTTGCCGCTGCTGCGAATTTCTTGAACGACTCGGTGGCGACCTCAAGAGAGATGGGCATCTTCTCGGTCAGGTCGTTGAGGAACTGAAGGTGCGAACGCACTTCTTCGGGCGACGTTGCCACCGCGATCAAAGTACGCTGCAAGGATTGATATGCCGCACCGGTTTCATAGACGCCCTTGGCTACCTGACCGATCGTGAATCCGCCCATAGCCATCTGGACGGCCTGTAGAGCAGTCTGGAGGTTCATGGAATCCTGATGGAACTGACGAAGACCGGACGACGCAGCGCGCGCCGACTTGTTGACGTTGCCCATGCTCTGCGACATACGCATCGCCGACTGGCTGACGCGGAGGTTCATGCCATTAACCTTGGCAAGAGCCGTGGCGATCTTGTTGATCTCGGAAGCCGATGCGCCCTTGAAGGCATCGAGAAGGGATTTAAAATTACGCCCCGACGCAGCGGACGGGCCGGTGAATCCTGACATCGCAGCCTTCAGTCGAGCGAGATTGGTGGCCAGAGAAGGATTGATGGTGTGAGATGCCAAAGACTTGAGCAATGCTGGAATCATCAATGCCGACTTCGACGGACCGACGAATCCCTTCATGACAATCTTAATAGCAGCCAACTGCTTCGCGAGAGCCGGATTGATCTGGACGCGGCCAACCGCGTTTAGCATCTTCGGCCACTCAGCCAACGACTTTGGCGGCGAAGAGAAGCCCTTCAAGCCTACCTTGAGTGCGTTCAACTGGCCGACGATCTTCGTGTCGATCTTGATCTTAGAGAGTTCATTGAGCGCGCCGGGCAGCTTTCCGAGGCTGGTGCTGCCGTTGAACTTGATGCCGGACAGAGCCTTGCCGAGGTCGCGGAGATCGGCTGCGACCTTCTTATTGACCTTGATCTGATTGAGTTGCGCGACGGCGCGGCCGACGCCAGCCATCGACTTGTCGAGCTTGGAGGTGTTGATCTTGGAGAACTGGTCGAGCGCCTTGAAGGCATCGCGCGCCTTGTTGTCGAACTCGCGAAGAGCGCGAAGACTGTCATTGAGAGAGGTCGTGAACGACTTCACCCCACGCTCTGCGGGGCGAGAGTCCACTCCTACCTTAATGTTGTAGCCTTCGCTCATTATTTTCCTCTTCGACCTCGCGAATTGCGAGCTTTCTTTTCGGCGTCTTTTTTCGCGTCATCTCGTGATTTTTGGATTTGGGCGTGAGACCGTTTCATCCACTCGGTGTCGAGGACGTTAACCAAGTGGTAGAGCTCGTTGCGCATCACTTCCCATTCGTGGATGCCGAGTATCTCGCAATGTGCGAGGATTTCGGATGGGAGGATCGGTTGCGGTCCGGTCTGGTTGACTACTCGCGTCCGGGAGAGAAACGTGAAAGCTTCCCAAATCCAGAAGAGGTGGGCAGGGAGTTTGCCGTCCGTGTCGTCTTCGACGGCAATCTCGTCATTCTCAGGAAGAGGTGCGAGCCCTTTTTTGGCTCGCATCTCCTGAACGAATTGAAGGTTCTTCACCTTCTTATCCGTGACTGGTTTGTCCCACTGGACTTCCAGCCACCGGATTAGTTTTTTGCGTCTTCCTCACGCTCGCGGCGCTTGAAGGTTTCCGACGCCATCAGGGCGGCGATCACGTCGCGGGAGAACTGCGGCTCTTCGATCAGCAGTGCGTAGGCTCGGTCGGCCGAGAACGGGATATCGACCTGCTTCGGCGTGCCGTTGGATTCGAGCTCGCCGGACGCGTCGTCTTCGGTGAGGTTCCAGCCGAGGAGCGAAGAACCAGCAAGAAGCTTCTTGTTGATCTCGTCGCGGTCGTCTTCCGGGATTTCCTTGCCGAGGCGAGTGATCGCCTTGAAAGGCTCTTCGAGCTTGGCGCGGAGGGCCTTAGTGTGCGCGGAGTCCCATGCACGGAGCTTGACTTCGATGCCGCCGCCGATCGGGGTCACAATGCCCTCTTCTGCCGCGATCTTGTCGTAGTTGTAGTTGGACTTGAAATTCGCCATCGGGATATTTCCTTCGTAGTCTTCGGGTTTCGGGTTGAGGTGGCGAAGGCAGGACCCGACTTCCTGCCTTCGCCGGTCGCGCGCGCAAACTGCGCTTCTTACCGGTCGGGTGGTTGACACCGGCCGAAGCCGATGTCGCTTATCGTGTCAAGATAAACTTGACAATTAGGCCATGAAGCCGAGCGTGGACGAGAAGCGGTCGATCTGCATCATGCACTTCGTCGCCGGATCACGCTGAGCTTCCCAATCGATGTTTTCGATAACGTCCTGATCGATGCCTTCCGGCGAGACCGGGTCGCTCGTCATCTTGATCGCGGGGATCGTGAAGTCGTAGCGGTTGTTGCCGAGGTCGTAGTAGAAGAACGACAGCTTGATCGTGTCGTGGTTCACGAACTTGTCGAACAGTTCACCGGTCTCGAAATAGGCCGAGAACGAGCCCGAAAGCTGGAAGCGGCCGACGCCGATACCGACTGCGTACTTGTGTCCGACTGCACGCTGCTCACGGAGCGAGGCATCGCCAGCGATCGAGATCGACTGGATGAATGCGAGGTCCGTGGAGCCGTCGATCGCCAGTTCACCGACGTTGGACGTCGCGTTCATGATCTCATGAGTCGGCGCATCCTTCGGGGTGTACGGCGAGTTGCGCAGAAGCGACGTGTTGGACAGACGACGCTCCATTGCACGGCCCATAAGCTGGATCGAGCCGGTAGAGATTTCGCCGGAATTGACGTCGAGGTTGAACTGGCCAACCTTGAGGCCGGTCGCGACGAAGTGACGATCGACGTCTTCGTACGAGGTTTCGACAGTAAACGACTGCTTGATGAAGTCCTGCACACGCGAAGGGTTGCGGATCATCGAGCCCTTGACCACGATCTTGGCAGCGCCTGCATTGGCATTGGTTGCCGGAGCAGGGTCGATGCCGATCACATCGTCGGCGACAGACGTCACGGTCACGACACCACGCAGCGAGTCAACGCCACCGGAGAAGTTGACCACGGCAATTTCGTTGCCCGGATCGTTCTCTTCGGTGATCTGACCACCGGACTGACCGGCAAGGTTCACGAGGGTCACGACGCCGAGAGCCGCCGTTGCCTTGATCTTGA